TCTCAGGAAGTCCATGTACACCGAGAGCGGCAGCAACCACGACTTCGGCGTCGTGGTGATGTCGTCCTACGCCGCAGCGCACACCTAAGGAGGCCACAATGGGAGTCGGATCAACGGCCCGGAAGCCTGAGGGTCTCCAGGTCTCTTTTCTCGAAATCCGCCAGGATGTCGAGGCGGCAACTGACACCAACGGCACACAGTTCCTGATCGGGACGATCCCGAAGGGGGCGATGGTGACGGCCGTCTACAAGAAGACCAACGAGACGCCGACAGGCGGCGCCCGGCAGCTCTGGATCGGCACGTCGGCAGCGAAAAGCTCGCTGGTCGGCGCAGCCGGCATCGCAGAGGGCACGTCGACGACGGTGCAGGTCCCGACCGGCATCAAGAGCGTGAACTTCACGCAAGACACCGACCTCTACCTGACGCAGACGGGGATGACGACCACCAAGCCGACGGCCGGCATCTTCGATATCGCCATCGCCTACGTCGTGTCGCCGACGTTCGCGACCTAATCGGGAGACCCTATGAGCAACGGCTATTACGTGTACGTTGGGGCGGCGCCAGTGGCGCCGTCTCCGTATTATGTGCTGCTGGCTACCCCGGCCACGGACCATCCCGAGTGCAACCATTCCAAGTCGATGGCTGGCACGGTGGAGACGCTTTCCCGCGCCGGCGTCCAGTTCGATTTCCTGATGGTGCAGGGCTCCTGCCACGTCGACGACGTGCGCAACGGCATCATCCGCGATTTTCTGACGTGGGAGCGGCCACCCAGCGACAGCCCGCATTGCCGCTACCGCTACACCGATCTGTTCTTCCTCGATGCCGACATGGGCTGGGACGCCAAGAGCATCATCGACCTGCTGATGGCGCCCGGCGACATCGTGGCCGGCGTCTACCGGCACAAGAATGATGTCGAGACGTATCCATTCGTTGCCGGCCAGTTCGAGGGCCTCGGCCTCAACGAGGCGTCGCTGTTCGAGATGCCCAAGGTCGCGACCGGCTTCATGCGCATCCGCCGTCCCGTGCTGGAGAAGCTGACGGAGATCGAGCGCGCGGGCGGACTGCGCAAGATCGGCACGCCGCGCGCCTGGTGGCCCAATCCGGACGACGAGCGCAAGCACCCGCAGAACCCGGTGGCGCGCATCGTCGAGCGGGGCTGGCCGCGCGAGATGGGCATTCCCGAGGATGTGCACCCCGGCAACGACTACCAATCCGGCGACTACGTGCTGTGCCTCAAGGCGCGCGCGGCCGGCTTCCACGTGTTCGCCGACCCGGACATGAAGTTCAGCCACGCCGGCAGCAAGGTGTGGATCGGCCACTTCGGCAACCACCTGCGGCGCGAGCAGCGCGTGTTCCCCCAGACGTTCGTCGACGCCATCGAGGGGCTGAAGTCCGGCAAGGCCGAGCCGGAGACATTCGCGGCGCTGTTCTACGGCTGGGATATCCACTCCGGCCGCAGCGCGCTGGACAACCCGTGGACGCTCGAAGCGGAGGCGCTGTGGGAGCTGCACGACCGGGCGCGCAAGGCCACAGCGCCGGTCCTGGAGATGGGCTCGGGGCTCTCGACGCTGATCCTCGGCATGGCGCTGCAGGGCACTGGCCAGATCGCGCATGTGCTGGAGGATGTCTTGCCGTCGTGGCGGCAGACCGCAGCAGTGCTGGAGCGGTTCAGCATCAAGAATGTGGTGCTCCATTATGCGCCGCTGGTGCCGATCGGCCCTGGCATCGACCAGGTGGCGTATGGGCAAGCGGACTTGCCCGACGCCTTCGGCCTGGTACTGGTCGACGGGCCATACCATTCGGCGCAGCGGCAGACGTGCCTATGGGCTCTGCGGGAGCGCATCAGGGCGGCAACGCTCGTCGTCGACGACGTGGAGACGTGCGGCCCGCTCATGGAGATGCTGCGGCAGGCCGGGCACGCCATCGACCTGCGGGCCGGCGGTTCCAAGCGCTGGGCAGTGGCAACGCCGACGGCCATTGAGCGGCCGGTGCCGGCCATGCCCGGCAGGCATTCGCTGCCCGGCCAGCTCATCGTGTCGCTGACCTCGCATCCGCCGCGTTTCCCCATGCTCAGGCAAGCGCTGGATAGCTTGCTCGACCAGGACATGCGCCCCGACGCCGTGGTGCTGTGGCTGGCGCGGCACGAGTTCGCCAGCCTGCCGTCGGATATCCTGCGCCTCGACGGCCTCACCATCCGCCAGTGCGAGGACCTGCGCAGCTACAAGAAGCTGATCCCGGCGCTGGAGCACTATCCCGGCGCGTTCGTGCTGACGGCGGACGATGACCTGGTGTATCCGCGGACGTGGGTGCGGAGCTTCGCCGAGGCGTTCCGAGGGCCGCACGCCAAAGAGATTCTGCTCAGGCGTGCGCGTGGGGTCGGCGCTCTAGCTGGCGTCGCCCTGCCGATACCTTACAACGATTGGCCGCTTCTTCCGCCGAACACTGAGGGCATCTGGCACTTTCCGACATCCTGCCACGGCATGCTGGTGCCGCCTGGGGCATTCTCCGACCGCAACCCAGCGCTGGCTGCAGAAGTCATGGACATGGCCAAGGCCCAGCAGTTGTGCCCGATGAACGATGACATCTGGTGGTACTGGATGGGCCTGCGCGCCGGCTCGACCTTCCGCGTCATCGACGGCGATCCGATCCGAGACCTGCCGACCGGCAAGGACGGGCTCTGGAGCCAGCACAACCGCGACGGCGGCAATGACCGGCAGATCGCGGCGATGATCGAGGCCTACGGCATGCCGTGGGCACAGGCAGCAGTGCAGGAGGCGGCGGAGTGAACGACAGCGCGCAAGAGTTGATCGAGGCGGTCGGCAGACTGCGCGACTGCATCCGCAAAATGGGGTCACATGCTGATGTGGCAGTGATTGTCTTGAGTGGTGGAGCGGCCGGGAAATATCAGGCGCAGACTGCGCTTCATGCATCGCCGACTTATCGAGACATGCTCTGGGACCCGCACCGGCAATTGCCGGACGGGGTAATCGCCATAGTTGAAGGCGTGCGCATCTCGGCTGGGATGCCTGTGGAGCGCGAGAATTGAGCACCTTCGGCGTCATGAAGACGCGCCTTATCGATGAGATGCTGCGCGACGACCTGACGGCCGACCAGCTCGGCAACGCCATCAACGACGCGATCGAGCTGCAGGAAGGCGAGCGTTACGGCTTCAACGAAAAGCGCTATCGCATCCTCACCGTCGCGACGCAGGAGTACTACGACCTCACCGGCCCGACGCTGCTCACCAGCGCCGGCGCCGCTGTCGAGACGGGCGAGACGCTGCTGGAGATCGATGACATCTTCGTCACCATCTCAAGCAGTCCGTACCGGCTCACGCCCCGCACGATGCAGCACATGAACGAGTGGCAGAGCGCGACCTCCCAGGGGCCGCCTGCCGAGTATACGGTTTACGGACGGCAGCTGCGCCTCGGCCGCATCCCGGACCAGGCTTACACTCTCGACCTGATGGGCCTCGCCAGGCTCGGCCCCAACCCGCTCTCCGGCGACAGCGACACCAACGCCTGGATGACCGAGGGCGGCGGCATCATCCGGGGGCAGGCCAAGCTCATCCTCTACCGCGACCTGCTGCGTGACGACGAGGGCGTGGCGCTGGCGACGGACCAGATCGTCAGGGCCGGCGGCAATCCCGACCCGGCCTCGGCCAAGCGCAAAATGGCGGCGCAGGCCTACATCGGCCGCATCAAGCCGTGGAATCTGTGATGGCCGGGCTCGCGGAGGCTCTCAGGATGCGCATGCCGCCGATGGAGCCGGCAGCGCGCGATCCGATGATGCCGGTGCCGCAGACCGGGCCGCAGCCGTTCAGTCTGCAGGATCTGTTGCGCCGGCCGCTCTACATGCAGCCGCAGCAGCCGCACGGCTTCGCCTCGCCCGGCTTCGCCGACTTCCTGCGCAACTTCTACCTGCCGCGGCAGGGGGCATAGGTGGCCGACCCGACCCCCATTCCCTTCGCGGCCTGGGAACCCGACAAGTCCGACCGCATCAATCCGGCGGCCGAGGCCAAGGGCTGCATCAGCCAGGCCGGCCAGTACGCGCCGTTCCCGGACATCGAGGACTATGACGCCGACGCAGAGACGGCAACGGTGTGCCTCGGGGCGCGCGCCGTCTACGACAGCACCAAGACGCCTCACATCTTCATGGGCGACGCCGCGGCGCTCTACGAGCTGCAGAGCCGTGTCGCCACGGACGTGTCGCAGGCCGGCGGCTACACGCTCGGGGCGGAGGACGGCTGGCAGCTGGCCCAGTTCGGCGACAACGTGGTGGCGGTCGCAGGCAGCGAGCAGCCGCAGTTCCGTTTCATGGGCACGAGCTCGCCAGTCGACTTCGCGGACATCACCGAGGCGCCGGCCAACGCCACGTGCGTCGCGCGCGTCGGCGACTTCCTGATGATGGGCAAGGACTTCACGGTCCACTGGTCGGCCTTCAACGACTTCGCCGAGTGGACGCCGGACCCCGGCACCCAGGCCGGCAACCAGGAGCTGGACCAGGAGCAGGGCGAGCTGCTCTCCATCGTCGGCCTCGACTACGCGGCGCTGTTCCAGGAAAGAGCCATTCGCCGGGCGATCTACGTCGGCCCGCCGGTGGTCTTCGACTTCGGCCAGGATTACGTCGAGAAGGCCCGCGGCGTCATCTCGCGCAACGGCGCGGCGCCCTACGGCGGGATCATCTTCTACGTTTCCGACGACGGCTTCTATGTCTTCGACGGCCAGAGGAGCGCGCCGATCGGCGAGGGCAAGGTGGACACCTACTTCACCGCCCGGCTCAATTACGCCTACCGGCACAAGGTATGCGTCGGCATCGACGGGATCCGCAAACTTGCCGTGTTCGGCTTCCCGGCCGGCTCGAGCCAGCTCATCAGCGAGTTGCTGATCTACTCGATCCGGGACGGGCGCTGGACGCATGACGAGATCGACCTGGAGCACCTGTTCGATACGCCGGCCGAGCCGCAGACCATCGACCTGTCGGGCGGGTTCTGGGACCAGAGCATCGATGCTGAGCCGGTGGCGTCGTTCAACATCGACTCTGGCGTGCTCGACGACCGCCGCCGCCGCCTTGCCGGGGTGCAGGCCTCGACGCATCGGCTTGGCCTGTTCACCGGCAGCGCGCGGGCGGCCATCATCGAGACGGCGGAGGCCGAGCTGGCGCCGGGCAAGCGGGCGCTGGTGACGGAGGTTTGGCCGCTGGGCGACTTCCCGGCCGGCTCGGTGACGGCATCCATCGGACACCGGCACGCGCTGCCGGGAGCGGCCAAGAACTATACCAATCCGACGCAGATGAACCGTGCGGGCTTCTGCCCGCAGCGCCTTGACGCGCGCTTCGGATCGATCCGCCTGAACGTGGCGGCAGCTGCTGCATGGCGGCGTGGTGAGGGCGTGCACGTGACGGCACGGCAGACGGGGAGCAGGTAGATGGCTGAGATAACCGACCTCGACCCGACCGACGCCAACAACACCGGCCGCTGGCCGGAGGGCATGTCCGGCGGCACCATCAACAATTCCGGCCGGGCGATGGAGGGCTATCTTGCCCGCTGGTTCCAGGACTGGAACGGCAGCGTCGTCGCCTCGGGCTCGTCCAACGCCTACGCCATCACGTCCAATCGCACCATCGCCTCGCTC